CACTCGTCCGCTGCAAGAGTGAGTTCGTAGGAGCCATAGTAGCCGCCGCCCGTACCGCCGTCCACCTGCTCCTTGATAAGAGCCTTGACCTGCTCTTCGTTCAGGATTTCCCCGGATTCAGACAGGTTCTTCACGGCAGCGCTGACCGCTGCCGTGATGGTCGCTGCATGGGCATCAGCGGCGGCGTTGTGCTTCTCAATTTCGGCCTTGACCAGCTTCATCAAAGCCTGCATCTGCGGGCTGAGGGCAATTTCGATTTTTGCTTTGTTCGAGATTGCAATAAGGGCAGCAATCTCAATTTCAAAGTCAGCGTTCACGCTGGATGCAGGGACTTCGATTCCACGTTCATCCTGCATGATGAACAGCAGCACTTCGGCATCATCATTCAGGCGGCCATATACGCCGATCTGGTGCATGATGTAAGTGCTTTCTGCTCCGGTAATCTGGATGCTGACTTTCCGGGCCGTTTCCTCTCCGTCCTTTACGGTGTCAATCGCAAGGATGGTCAGTTCGTGCGTTTCGCCGCTGACGGTCGTTTCTGCCGACAAGTCGGTTTCAACGATGCCGGTGCCGCTCACGGCGCGGGTGATGGTGAGCGCGCCGCCGGAGAGGGATTCCGACAGGAGCGCGGCACCGGCAGTTGTATAACTGGATTTTTCCCAGCTCATGTTGTCTGTCCTCCAATCTTGATGGTTACGGTTTCGTGCGTGTGCGCAAGCCCGCCGGTGGCGTATGCCTGCGCGGTGATGTTTTTCGGGTGGATGGCTCCGGGCAGCTCAACGGTCGTCCGCATCCGCGCTGCGCTCATAGCACCGGCAGCATAGCCACGAGCCGTGACGGCGCGGGGTTTGATGCTTCCGGGCAGCCGGACGGTGCAAAAAGCAGCCATTCCGCAGGGCGCGGCGGCGATGTAGGCAGGCGACCGTTCATGCGGTTCGACGATGTAGATGATGTGTTCAAGGTGAGCGGTACAGCGCCGGGCATAACCAAGGCGCTTTTCAATTTCTTCCGGTGTGTAGTAAATGACACCATCATCGGTAATGTCTACGTTCATTCGCCAGTAGCCCGGCCTTCCTCCGTAGTCATACCATTCACTTATTTTCACATTCGGATAAATCGAGGCCAGCGCCTTTTGGACTGCCCACTCCGTTCCGCAGTACCGACGGACTTCCAGCGCAGTTTTGATGATCCTGCGCTTTGTTTCAATCGGATAGCTGGTGTCGTACCAGTCAACGCGGAACTGAACCGCAAGAATATCCAGAACTGCCTCATCTGCACGGTCAATATCCGTGTAGATTTTCAAGCGTTCGGCAGCTTCCAGTTCCTTCTTGCGCCGCTCCCTGAAAACTGCATCAAGGATCTGTACCCATGGCTCTTTGGCAACATCAGGCGGTAGCCCTTCGACTAGGCCAACTTCGTGGAGTTCAATCATCTTCGATTCCTCCGTATGTCACCTTGCAGCTTCGGAGCTTTGCCACCTGAATTTCGGAGACAGTTGTTTCGACCGGTGTCAACAGACGTGGGCGTTTCGCACCAGCTTCCCGTACACGCATAATCAGCTCCGCCGGTTCGATGTCCCGGCCGATTTTTCTCTGCCAGGTTTCATACTCCTTCACAGCTGCTTCCACATTTTCCTGAATCGTCGATGCATTCTTGACATTGCTCAAGGCAATATGGTAAGTAAGCTCGATGTCATACGGGATTTCTTCCGGCGCATGGCAAAGAACCAGATCACCCATCGGGCGCTTTACCGTGTCGAAATATTCCTGCATTCCGGTACATTCTTCCCTTGTCGGAACTCTGCCTCCGGCCATCAGAAAGTAAATGTGGATCGTGTATCCTTCCTTGCAAACGATCTTCGTATCTGCCACATCGGACCGCCAGCTCGATGCAAAGTATTCATAGGCATCCACCGGACCGGCCACGGAGAAAATCGAAGGTGCATAGTTGATACGTCTGGTAAATGAATCGTCACCTTCCGTATCCGTACCGCCCGTGCTTGCCGAAACACTTTTTGCCCCGGACACATACGGGATAGGATCCACCAGCACATTGATTTCGCCTTCGGCAATCCCATCGCTGTTGCTTCCTGCCTCATCCGCCACGGCAACTACGTCCACGGTCAGTTCGCCGGGTAAGATCTCCGCATACTTTTCGGTTTTGAAATACCGTTTGTCTGCCGTTCTCACCTGTGTTCCTTCCGGGATTCCGGTTGCACTCGTTCTCGGCGCAGACAGTGTGAATCGAATAACCGCCGTGGCTTTTCCGGCTTCCAGGCGTTCCACTCCAACAAGCGGAGCAAGGTTGTCCAAATTCGGCCCCGTGCTCGTAGGCAGCAGTTCCGCTTTCAGACACGCCGTGCTGTACTCCATGTTGTGATGCGAACGATGTGCCAGTGTCAAAAGGACAAGCCGTGCTTCAGAACACCGTTCCAACGATACCTCACCGTTGAAAAGTTCTTTGTTGTACTTGCCAAACAGCGCCTTGCAATCGGCCACAGCTTCTTCCAGCGTTTCTTCGCCTTCAATGTCGATGTCCGGGATGTTCTCAAACTCTTTTATTTTAGACAAGCTCGTACACCACCTTTGGAATTACAACGCCATGCAGCACATCACTGTCCATCCAGTCCACCCGCACCACTCTTGCCCGCGGTTCAAACGATGCGGTTTTCTCTGTTACCTCAGCCACATATAATCCCTTTGCCACCGGAAGTGGCTTATCGACAAATATGTTTGGATTGATTCCGAGTTCTCTGTCGCCCTCTTGGCTCCCGATTGGTGTGGAATACAGTGTGCGAAGGCACTTTGCAATGTCCTGCACTTCTTTTTGTTTTTCGCTGTCACCGGACAGCTCAACCACCGTGCTGCTGAAGTCGATCATATGTACTCCTTTATGGTCAGGCTCACCTTGCACTGCATCAAAAGCCCGTGTTTTATCACCGAATCCCAGCTGTCGCTTATTTCAGTGACCCGAAACTTGTTTTGCGATACCGGTGCAAACCCGATAATCAGGTAATGAATCTCTCCGTTCTCTGACATTTCTGTCAGACGGTTCAGCATCTTGCGAGGATTCACGCCGAGTGCTGCATCCAGAAGAATATCAAAGGTGTACTCTCTCAGTTTCGGTGATAAATACTCTGCTCGTGCTTTTCCTCCCAGAACTTCATGTTCCGCCCAGTTTGCGCCGGTCGTTCCCTTGAAGTTTGACGGGGTGAGCACACGCAGGTGTCCCACAGAGAAAATTACATCGCCGAAAATTCCAACATACATTCCAAAACCTCCTTACAGGGGTGCGGATGTTTTCTTGCCAAGGTTTCCGGTGTGTGTATGCGACACCAGCGACTTGCCGGACACAACAACGTCGCCGCCACCGCCTTGGATGTTCACGGTTCCAGCGGTTGCGGTGATGGTCGATGCCGTCATTTTCAGCTCACCGGATGCCGCAAGTGCAATCCCCGCCGGGGATGTCACTTTAATTTCTCCGCCCTCGCTGATGGTCACGGTTGCACCGCCCACCTGGATCTCAAGACTTTTCGCCTTCAGGATTTTCTTTCCGTCCACATAGTCGGTCAGTTCTTTTGCATTTGCATCAAACTTCCGATATGCCTTTCCTCGTGAGTTGGCATAATCCTTTCGGTAGACTTTTTCTTTTCCTTCAGGCGGTTTGTTCTTTTCATTCCAGACGGTGCCCACCACAACAGCATCCTCCGGGCTTTCTCCTGGATGCAGGACAAGCACAAGATCATCAACTTCCGGTGTCTGGTACTCGCCATTGGACAGAAACGGCACCATTTCCGTAACGGTGTCGTCCCTGTCTGGGTAAGTAACTTCGCACTTTCCAGCCTCATAGTCGATAGAACTCACATTGCCGAATCTCACTTCACTGCTCATGCGAAATCCTCCTTTTCCACTTTGCTGGCCTTGACCTGTGTTTTGTAGCCGCTGGATGGAGATATGCTGTGTTCCATCTGATCAACGAAATACTTTCCGTCCATCTTTCCATAGCCAACTAGGTTAAAGCACTGCGCTGAAGCGCCGGCCGGATAGCCCAACATCGTAAAACTGATCTGGGTTGCTCCGTGGTTGGCATTCTTGATGGCCGCTATCAGGCGGGCTTTTGCGTCTGCCTCGCTGCTTACCTTTCCAGTAAGTTTAAGCTGGCGTTCGTCCGTTCCCACCTTGACGTTGATGTTGATTTTTTTCTGTTTGTTGGTGTAGGTATAAAGGCCGCCCGTGTATGTTCCAGTCAGCTTTGTGTTCCACTTGAAACTTCCCGGCTCTACGCACAGGGCCGTCGGATTTCCAACGGGCCGGCTCTCATATACCGTCCATACAGGATCTTTCGCCTTGTACTTTTCCCGGTCGTACACCCAGAGCTTTGAAGTGTAGACTTTGATAACCAGTGCATAGGTGCTGCACAGATCTTGCAGAAAGGCACTATCTGTTCCGTCCTGTTCCTTTGCATCAATGCCGTGGTCGTCTCCCTCAAACTTCAGCTCCAATTTGTAACGGCCTGCAATGGTTTCAGCGATTTTCTTTACGCTGGTGTTCTTCCATGTAAAGGTCCGGTTTCTCTCGCTGAAGCTGGTGTCGTTCGGCTTTGCCACGCCGCCCATCGTCAGCGAATCAGGTGCACCGGCAAAACTAAGATCATCCAGCACGAATGCCCCGCACTCGGCGCTGTAATCTCTGTAGCCGCTCTCAATGCCCCCGATATTCCAGTCCTTTACAACAATAGCCGGGTAGAGCTTCACGCCCTTTTCCGGCATCCAGTCATTTTTCCATTTGGCAGCTCTGGCATTGACTGTAATGCTCACACTGTCGCTTTGGGATTCAGCCACATCCGTGTACTTGAAACTTTCCAGATCAGGTGCGATTTCTTCCGAAATATCGGTTTTCTCGTAGGTCAGAAGAACCGCAGCCTGCCTTCCTTTGGGTCTCGCTGCTGTCAGTACCATCATGCACCTGCCTTCCAGGGCGGAAGGTCTCCGCTCTTTTCAGCCGGCAGAGCTGGTGTTGACAGCACCGTGCCGGAATCGAACCGGACGATATGGATATATCTGGGGTTGTTCTGCATCAGCCAATCGGCTTTCAGCTCGCTTCCGTACACGTTCAGGGCAATCAGATCCCAGGTGTCACCGGACTTTGTGGTGTAATCAAGTGCCATACTGCGTGCGCCTCTTTTCGCGTTCGTACCGTTCCACATACTCGCAGAACTTCTCGTAACCTTCGTCCATAATGGAACGTAGATCTTCGGCATTCATGCTGCCGTAGATGGTGAAGTTTGGTGCATAAACATATGTGTTTCCGCTGGAACTCGTATAGGTACGCTGGTAGCTGTTGCTCGATCCACCGCGCTGGTTCCCGGTGCTGCCACCAGAAGCATCTTCGCTCCCGCCGATGGGCTTCAGCTCCACTTCCTGCTGGTAGTTCTGAAGGTCTGCCAGCATCGACAGATTTTGCCTTGTCAGTTCACTGTTGCCAGCCGTCGGAAAGAAATTGACATTGCTCAGATCGTAGTTGTCCGGGTTTGCAGCGTATTCCAGCTTTGCCTTTTCCGCATCCGCTCCCCGGATAAACCGGATTGCCTTCTGAGTATTTTCGTTTGCAAGAACAGACTTGGCACCAGCAATCACTTTCCCGATTCCGGTGTTCAGCAGCTGTTGGGCTTTGCCCTGGTCATCCGACACGGTAGGTGTCGGCATTGCCGCCAGAGTTTCCAGCCCATCTACTGCATAGTTGGCGATTTCCGTAATACGGCTGAACGCCACACCAGCGTCGGACCCCAGTACCAATGCCGCTGCAACAGGCTGAACCATAGTGTCAAAACTTTGAGCCGCCTGGTTGTAATACTGCTGGCGACGCGCTCTGTTGAAGTCGATCAGGTTAGAATCTTCTTCTGTAAAACCACCGTCCGCGAACATCTTCGGCTTTCTGCCGGGCAACCCCAGCAGATCACCCAGACCAACGCCCAGCAGCTTACCAGCGGTCAGCCAGGTATCAATGTTCTTTTCACGAACGCCGCGCCGGAAGCTGATAACGGCTTCCGGGCCAGCCTCACCAGCAATAGACGGTCCCTGCGTCATGCCGCCGTTGGCAAATGCCGGGACAGACACGGGTGACAGGTTGAATCCGAACGACTTACCGCCGATCACCGGAACCGGAATGCCGAACAGCGTTTCCGGTATTGTGAGCTGAATTTTGTTCAGCGCCCCAATGATGAAGTTGACCGCTTTCACGCCGATGGTTGCAACCTGCTTCAGGAAGCCGATGATGCCCAGAATCGCAGGCTCTACCACAGGAAGCACCTTACCCACCAGATCCACCGCCACCTTGATGGCGTTGACCAGTGTGGTGCCTACCAGGCTTACCACCGTAGACAGCAGCGGCATGACCGCCGGAATGCCTTCATTCACGATAAAGCCGAAGATCTCAGTCAGCACCGGCTTGATGTGGTTTACTCCCAGATCTACAATCTGAGAGAACACACCGGCGAACGATTCAATCAACGGCATAACCATCTGGATGGCAGGGGTCATAGCTCCGAACACGTCACCCAGATTTAGCCCTCCGATACTGAAGCCGGATAGCTTTTCCTGGATGCTCTGCAAGCCCTCCGGGGTGGTGAGTTGCCCGAACACCTGCTTCACGGTGTCGCCGATACCCGCTATCTTTCCGGTGAATTTGTCAAAGACGGCAAGCCCGCCTTCGCCAAATACTGTTCCGACGATGTTGCGGACATCTTCAAAGTGATCTCCCAGCAGGGAAACCACGGCGACCATTGTGCCCAGACTTGTAATGGCCGGTCCGAACATACCAAGCATCGACATAAAGCCGCCGCCCAGTTTTCCCGCAACTGCGCCAATGCCGCCAGTCAGATTCAAGCCATTTTTTCCGAACACGGCTCCTACGCCTGCACCGAGGACGTTTCCAATGGTTGCTGTTGCTGTGCCCGCCGGGTTTGCTGCTGCAATCATGGCATTCATCGCATTGGTCGGTATGTTTGCCACATTATTGATGTAGCCCGCCGCACCGAAGATTTTCCCAGCTACGGCCTGCATAGGTTTCTTCTTTCCGCTCGTCAACGCATCTGAGTTCAGGGCACCGATTGCACCGCCCGCCAAAGAACTCAGCCGTCCGGCAATGCCGCCCTGTCCAGAGCCGTTTGCCATCCATGCGCCCATCTTTGCGGATTTCAGAATATTGCCCCGGTTGCTCCACAGTCCCCATCCGCCTCTCACGGTGTTCTGGAAGAGACTGGTCGGGCTGAGCATTCCCAGCAGGTTTCTGACCGTGATGCCGCCGAACATTCCGCCGGGCGCTCCGCTCGGCTTTCCTCCGATCACGACATTGCCCACCGTGGACAACAGCGTGCTTCCGGCGCTGTATGCCGCAGGTGCAAAGCTCATAGCTCCGAACGCCGAAACTATGGCGGCAATGGCTCCCGCCACCTCCGGCCCGTGCTCTGCGGTGTAGTCGATACCTTTCTGAATCCACGGCAATGCCGCCTGCGCCGCATTGCCAATTCCAAGCAGCGCGGAGTGCAGCATCGGCAGAATGCCGTTGACGATGTTGGACAGATCCGGCAGACTCTCGGTGATGCCGTTCGCTATGTCAATCCACATAGCCGTCAGTTCTTTCTTTGCCGGAAGGAACTGATTGCCCGCATTGATGAGCAGGCGGTCTGTCGCATTACTTGCCATTTGGCTTACCGCTTTGCTTGTGTCCAGACGGACAAGCAATTCTTTCTCCATGCTACCGCTGTATGCACTGGTGTCACCAGCCATAAGCAAGGCATTCTGGAATGCGGGCAAGTTGCCCACAATTTTTGAAACGCCCTCAATGGCCCACTGACCAAACAGCGTTTTGATGGTCGCAGTCTGCTGGTACTTGTCCTGTTTCGAGATCGCCTCAAAGACTTTGTACAGAGTGCTTGCTGCACCATCTTCTCCGTTCGGCCCCGTGGACTGCATATCCTTTGCAATCTGCACAGGATCAAAGCCGAGTCTATTCCATGCACCCGTCTGTGCATCCGTTGCACTGTTTCCAAGGGTGATGTTTGTAAACACACGGTTCAGGCTTGTTCCGGCCTTTCCATCATTAACACCCATAGCCAGCATGGTGGCTGCCAGCGCAGAGGTCGTGTGCAGGTCAACGCCGGCTGTCTGGCCGACACCGCCGGACGTATTCACCACGCTGGCGATTTCCGCCGCCGTGGTAGCCATGTGGCCGCCCAGATAGTTGATGGAATCTGCAATGTCGATAATCTGGTTGTGGGTCTTACCAAAAGCGGTTTCCCACTTTGCCATATAATCGGCCGCAGACTTTGCATCAATGTCCCACGCGGCAGCTAGCCGGGCCGTATCGTACAGGTAGCTTTTTTCTCCGGTTTGCTGGTTATCCAGAAAGATTTGCTCATAGCTCTTACCGGACTGTCCCAGCGATGCGGCGATCTGCGCCATCTCGTCCCGTTTGATTGGGACCTGCGTAGTCATCTTGAGGATCGCGTCCTCCATGGTGGCACGCTTTTCCGGGTCAATGCTGCCGTCATCGTTCATAATGCCGCCAACATATTTGACTGCATCTGCCGCCTGGGCTTGGTATTCCTCCGCCATGGAGGTTGTCTTTTTAATCATGACAGCGGACGCAGTTGTCAGCGTCGCCATGATTCCAAGCCCAGTCTTTCCGATTACGCCCAGAGTGTTTGCTACCGTGCTGCCCAGCGACTTTGTTCCCGTCAGTGCGCTCGCCAGATCACCGGTCAGCCCCTTCGTCTGCTTTATTGCAGTTACAAGGGATGGGTCCACCTTGCCCATGATGCGGATGCTGAGGTCTAGTGCTCCATTTCCCGCCATACGTCTGCCACCTCGTTACACAGATCCACCAGCTCCCGCCGGGGCAGGTGCAGCAGATCCGTCATGTTGGAATGCGTGGCAATGGATAGTTGGATAGCTGCTTTCCGAAGTCCTTTTGCCCCGCCTTTTACTCGAAAAAATCAGAGTTTACGGCATCGCGCAGCTTGACCGCCTCGCACAGCGGCAGACCGGCAAAGAAGTCCACCGGGTAGCCGGTGCCCATGCTGGCGATGATGCAGCAGTACAGGTAGTTGCGATGCGTATTCACCGGTGCAAATCCGCCCGCAGCCATACGGTTTTCTGCCATGGATTCGCTCATAGTGTTCAGTTCGCCCACGCCGGACAGGTCGATGCTGTCAAAGGTCTTGCCCTTCAGTTCCGCCTTTTCGCTGCCCTCGTAGGTGTAGGGCGCTGCAAACTTCAGGGTGTGAGATTCCAGCTGCTTTTTCACTTCATCGGCGTTTTCGCTGTTGTCCATGCCCTTAATAACCGCCGCCTGCACTTTCTTGATTTTGCCGCGGGGCATGAGTTTGAAAAATTCCACAGGCTTGCCGGTTGCCTTAACGGCCATTTCCTGTGCAAAGGAAGTGGTCATTTCCATCGCGTACATGGCCGCCGTCTCGTTGCCGATGTTTTTCTGAATGTCGATCAAGTCCTGCACGGTCATCTTCTCCATACCGGACAGATCCAGGCTGTCGTACTCCTTGCCCTCGAACTTATAAGGTTTATCGAACTTCACGATATTGTCCATTGCTGTTTCCTTTCCAAAAGACAATCAGCCGCCCCACGCCGGGGCGGCTGACTTCTTCATGTATC